TGTTGGTGATTACAACAATTTAGAAAATATGCCAACAACAGTTGTTCCTATGGGTCATGGCGCAGTAAATATTCCTGTGGCTAGTGCACCAAGTGCATCTTTTGTTCACACACAACAGAATACTAACGGTGATTTCGATTCAAACATATATTATGGTTTTGATTACGATATGGATAAACGTCCTGATAATGGTGAGTATTTATCACCTATTTATTCAGCAGCCGCTACAACTGGTAATGTATCTATGTCGCTTGAGAATATGTTAGGACACGCTGACGCAAGTGCATTAGCATCTACATATTCAGACGCTACAGAAAACATTACATTATCACTTTCAGCTATTGGTCAGAGAAAGTTTACAGTACCTTTCCAATGGGGATTTGATGGTGATAATCCTGGTAATCCAAAACTTACAGGTAATTCCATTACTGCAGCAAATACTATGGGATTTGATATCTCAAGTGCTACAGCAAGTGGTTCAGTAGCTTACAAACGAGCAATTAATGCAGTAAGTAATCCTGATGAATTTGATATTAACTTGTTAGTAACACCTGGTGTGATACACAGATTACATCCAAAAGTAACTAATCATGCTATTCTTAAAATAGAAGCAAGAGCAGACGCTTTTTATGTATTAGATGCAGCCGCATACGGAGATTCTATTGCTACAGTAACAAGTACTGTAAGTGCTTTAGATACAAACTATGCAGGAACATATTACCCCTGGGTTAAGATAGTTGATGGAGACACAAACAGACCAGTTTGGGTACCACCTTCAGTTGTATTACCTGGCGTAATCGCATTTACTGATAAAGTCGCACACGAATGGTTCGCACCAGCAGGTTTGAATCGTGGTGGTTTGACAACGGTATTAGAAGCAAAATCAAGATTAACACATTCAGAAAGAGATGATCTCTATGAAGAAAGAGTTAATCCAATCGCTTCATTCCCTGGTCAAGGTGTTGTAGTTTTCGGACAGAAAACATTACAATCTAAACCATCAGCATTAGATAGAATCAATGTTCGTAGATTGTTGATTGCATTGAAGAAATTCATCGCATCATCTTCAAGATACTTAGTATTTGAACAAAATACAGTAGCTACACGAAACAGATTCTTGAATATTGTTAATCCTTATCTTGAAAGTGTACAATCCAATAGTGGTTTAAGTGCATTTAAAGTAGTAATGGATGAAACTAACAATACTCCTGATGTTGTGGATAGAAACAGATTAGTTGGACAGATATTTATTCAACCTACAAGAACTGCAGAGTTCATTGTGTTGGATTTTGTTGTTCAACCTACAGGAGCATCGTTCCCTGAATAAGTTTGACTTATAACATAACGCTGTCTTATGACGAAAAGCCCCAATTATTATTGGGGTTTTTCTTTTTATATAGAACTTCTATAAAACTAATAAAAACAATATATTTTGATATTACTTATTTTTTTATTTTATGATATTTATATTAGAAGATAAAAAATGCTTTTAAATGGAGACAAATAATGCCTGATATTCTGGACACCAACGAAATATTCTTTACACCATTTGAACCGAAAACAAAAAATCGGTTTATTATGTATATAGAGGGTATACCATCATATTTAGTTAAAGCAGCTGCAAGACCACAAATTCAGTTCGAAGAAATGGTTTTAGACCATATTAACATCAAGAGACACCTTAAAGGAAAAGGAACTTGGCAACCAGTTGATATAACATTATACGATCCAATTGTTCCAAGTGGTGCACAAGCAGTTATGGAATGGGTTCGTTTAGGACATGAATCTGTAACAGGTAGAGATGGATATGCAGATTTTTATAAAAAGGATGTTACATTCAATATGTTAGGGCCAGTAGGTGATATAGTAGAGGAATGGACATTGAAAGGTGCTTTTATAACAACCGCAAATTTTGGTGAAATGTCTTTCGACTCAAATGAGCCAGCAGACATCACCCTAACATTACAGTACGATTACGCAATATTACAATTCTAATTAATAGGAGTTAAAAATGAGTGAATGGATAGCAGCAAATTGGGAGTACGTTTTAGTAGCAGTTTACGCGATAGAAAAAATCGTGAAACTTACCCCGACAAAATATGACGATATTTTATTTGATATGATTCTCAAACCAATCAAAGATAAATTCGCACCAAAATAAATTGTAATTTCAATAATTACTAATATAGTTATAATAAACAGGTTTTAAATCTTAATGATAATAATCAGAGGAAGGCCATATGGCAAAAACTAAATTTCCGACGGAAGAAGTGAATCTTCCGTCAAAGGGATATTTTTATCCCAAAGACCATCCACTTGCATCTGGCAAAGTGGAAATGAAATACATGACAGCAAGAGAAGAAGATATTCTTACTTCACCTAATCTACTAAAGCAGGGAACTGCAATAGATAAACTTTTAGAAGCATTAATTGTGGATAAAAAGATTAAATTAGATGATTTACTTATAGGAGATAAGAATACACTTATTATTGCAGCAAGAATACTTGCATATTCTAAACAGTATAATTTTTTAACAATTGATGAAGATGGTTCAGAAGTTACTGCAACAGTAGATTTGACTACTTTAAATGATAAAGAAATTGACTTTAAAAGTATGCCAAAGGGTGTTAATGAATTTCCATTTAAATTACCAAATAGTGAGAGAGAAGTAGTTCTTAGAATGTTAACACATCAAGATGAGGTGGGATTAACAAAAGAATCTGAAGCATTAAAAAAAGTTCAAATGGCTACAAATATGACAAGTCGTATGAAAAGAATGATAGTTTCAATCGATGGTAATACAGAGAGAGCTGCTATAATTAACTTTGTTGATACCGAACTTTTATCAGTAGATGCATTAGAAATTAGAAGGTATATAGCTTCTATAACTCCTGATGTAAATATGACGACTAAAGCTACTTATGCAGACGGAACAGAAAGCGAGGTTGTGGTGCAGGTCACCGCACAGTTTTTTTGGCCTTCAACCGAAGCATAAAAAAGAAGTCTTCGAAGAAATATTTCAATTAATATATCATGGCAAAGGTGGTTTTACTTTTGCCGAAGCATATAACCTACCAATCCACATACGTAGATTCTATCTACAGCGTCTTACTAAACAATATGAAGACGAAAAAAAACATATAGAAAAACAACAAAAAGCAGCGTTACGTAAACGATAATGTAAAAACTTAGTTGTTTGATATTTATAATTGAATCAAAATTTATAATCCTTTGGAGTAATTATGTCAGGTCGCATAGGCAGATACACATACAAAAATACATCAGTTCTTAAAGAATTTTTAAGTTCTTTAATAAAAACTATGGCTGGAAGAAAAGCTAAACAAATAAAAAAACAGTTAGCTAAAGATCCTGAAATGCGAAAAATTATGGTTAGAATCAAAAAAAATGATGATGATTGGAATAAGTTAGTTGCCAAAAAGAGAAAAGCAGATCCAGAATATGATAAAAGATTAAAAAAAGCAGGATTATAAATTATACCATTTTAAAGTTTTTATAAAAAAACTATCACACAGGAATATCAATGGCAAGAGATAACAAAGGTCGCTTTATAAAAGAAGGGGCAGCAGCGTTTAGAACTTACAAAGAAAGTTTAGAAGAGATGGAAAAAGCTGGCGGCAAGCTAGATAATTTATTTCAAAAGCTAGCTGAACGTGGCGCTATGATGACAGAGGCTACTGAGGGAACTAAGGACAACTTTGAAGACCAACTTGATATTGGTAAAGACTTACTAAAAAACACAAAAAATATTTTCAATGTAGATTTAAAAGGCAAAGACTTATCAAAACAAATTGCTCAAGCTAAAGCAGATGGTAATGAAGAAGATGAATTAACACTTATAGCATTAAATGAGCAAATCAAAAAACAGAGAAAACTTCAAGATTCTGGAAATGAAGCGCTAAAATCAGCTGCAAAAAAACGTGATACTGCAAAAAGTTTTTTAAGTATAATTCCTGGAATAGGTGATTCATTAGGTGGTGCATTAGATAAAGCGGGTGAAATTTATGAAGAAGGGCTTGGTGAAGATTTAGCAGGATCACCCAAGTCATTTGATGCGATGAAAGGGGCTGCAAAAGGTGCGGGTTTAGCTATAGCAGCATATATAGGTAAAAATTTATTGAGTGCTATGCAAGATATGGGTGCTGGTCTTGGTGATATGCTTAGTAGACCAGAATTTATCTTTTTTGGATCAGAATCAAAAGCCATAGCAGATGAGTTTGGTAATATGGATTCTTCAAGTATGAAAATTGGTTTCAATATGAAGATGATGGCAATGTTTTCAGGAGTATCTGCTGAAAATCAAGCTAAGATTATGGGTATGATGGCAGCAACCTCAGATTCAAGTGTTGAAGCTCTTCATGCTCAAATGAAAACATATAAACAAGCAGGAGTTCCATTTAGAGCAATAATGGAAGATGTAGCTGGCAATACAGAGTTTTTCGCTAAATATGCAAAAGATGGTGGTGCAAATATTTTTGATGCAGCAAAGAGAGCAAAAGAGTTAGGTGTTAATTTAGGTGATGCAGCAAGTATATCAGAATCATTATTAGATTTTGAATCAAGTATTGAAAAGGAAATGGAAGCTCAAGTTTTATTAGGTAAAAATATAAGTCTTGATAGAGCAAGACAGTTAGCATTTTCAGGTGATATGGTTGGCATGATGGATGAGGTTATGGAGCAGATGGGTGGTGAAGCTGAATTTAATAAAATGAATGTTATACAAAGACAAGCATTGGCAGATAGTGTTGGTTTAAGTGTAGAAAAAATGGGTGCATTGGTTAGAGCAGAGGAACAAAATGCAACAGCAGCAGAAAATTCAAAAGGAAAATATATAATGATAGCTGCGATTATTGGTGGTATCATTGGTTTAATTGCTGGTGCTTTGATAGGAAGTGGTATATTTGCACCTATTGGTGCGGGTGTATTAACAGGTGCTGGTGTAGGATTAGTAGGTGGAGTTGCTTTGGGTGCTGGTGTTGGTGCTTTAGTTCCGATGGCAGAAGGTGGTGTTGCAAAAGGTCCTGTAAACGCATTAGTTGGTGAAGCAGGTCCAGAAGCAGTCGTTCCATTACCAGCTCAAGGTGTAAAAGTTAATTTAGAACCATTAACTGTATACATGAAGAAAACAAACGAAATATTAGAATCATTACTTAGTGAGACAAGAAAGCTTGGAGTAGCATAATGGCATTAATAGATATGAAATCAAATTTAGCTATTGGTGTTGGTTCAAAACAGACACCACAATCCTTTACAGATGGCCATTCTGCAACTACTATTACAGGAACAAAAACATTTCCTACACCACCAAGAACTAAAATAGAAAGTAAAGTATTTAGTGCTGTCAATCGTCAAGGTGAAGAACTAAAATTTCAATTCAATGACAAATTTTCAACAAAAACTATAAAAGAAATGCAAGTAACTGGTTTACAGAAGTATTACGATAGAGCATTTAAAAATAGTGATCCATTAGGTGCAAGGAATAATGATAGATTAGGTTTTGATGAACCATTTATTATTAAAGGAATAGGTGATAGATGGGGACCAGGAGGTTTAGGAAAATTAGATTTAGGATTAGTAAGAGCAGGAGTTGTTACTCAAGCTGCAAGAACTGTAGCTGATGTTATAAGATTAGGTAAGTTTATATTAACACCAAGAGGTCTTGGTTTTGCATTAAAACAAGATATTTTACAAAAGATGAATGCAGGTGGAGAGTTTGGTTTTGGCACATTAGGTGCTATGCTTGGACAAAAGTTAGGAAAGCCTGTTACTCTTAATGCAAAACAACAAAGATTTTCTACAGGTAGAGATATATTTAGAGATACTCCAGGTGGTAGAGGATTAGGTCAAGGTTATCCAACTGTAGATGAAATGAAAGGTAGTGATATAAGAACTTGGAGACCAACTTCACTTATAGATTCATTACCAATAGGTGCACATTATGTTAGACATAAAGTTCCTGCAGGTTCACCAAGTATTCAATTAGTTAAAAATGTTAGTAATTTTGTTGTTGATATGGGCGGTGGTGTATTAAAAATGATGGATGGTATTGATGTAGCATTTCCTCATGTTAGTTTAAATCCAAGTTTTCAAGCAGGTGATATATTAACAGGAGCAGGTAAAGCTATAAAAGGAGCTGTAAATGGTATAGCTGACGTTTTTCCAAATATTTATGATACAGCAAAATCAGGAGCACAAGCACTTGGTGAGGGAATTGGTAATATTGTGGGTGGTATACAGTTACCAAAAATCACTTTAGGTCGTCTTGATGCATTTACAAGTATATTTCCAAGTTTAACACAACTTCCTAAAGTACAAGCTCCTGATTTTAGTGCTTTAAAAGGTATTTTAGGTGGATTAGCTAATGTTGCAGCATCTCTTATATCTTCCATATCATTACCAGGACTAAAATTACCAAATATTAGTTTACCGAAGTTACCTAATTTAAAGCTTCCAAAGTTACCAAAAATTAATTTGCCTGATATTAATATTGGAAATCCATTTAAAGCAATTGGTAAGGCTATATCAGGTAT